CGTATCTGCGCCCAGGACGGACTGCCAGATCAGGTGGTCAATCATGCTCATCGGCTCATTCCTTCTCGCCAGGCATAGGCACGTACAACGGTCAGGTCGAGGCCGACTACGCGACGACCTGCCCCGGGGGACCGGTAGGGTGAACCAGACGAAGGAGCCGCATCATCAGAAGCTCGCGGCGACCCTCGCCATCTTGCACGTACCGCGGAGGATCAGTTCGGGCTTGAGTTGTGGCTCGGTCTGAGTCTCGTCGGGCGGCAAGAAGCAGCAGTTGGCGCAGCGTGGGTCGTTGCAGTGCAGCGATCCCACGGCGTCATGGTGTGGCGTGAGCGGCGTCCCGCAGTGCGGGCATGACATGGGCGTGTCGTCATCGGTCGCGGTCGCAGGCACCTCGATGACGGTCGCGGTTGCTTCCAGAGTCGTGGGCTGTTCCGACTCGTCGCCCCAGGGATCTGTAGCCATGCCCGCCATTATCAAGCCGCCCGAACGACGACGCGATTGCTCAGCCCGAGCGCGTCCTTGGCGTGGATCGGGTTGTTGCCGGTGTGCTTGTAGCGGAACATGGTCACGGCCAGCGTGATGTTCGCCACCAGCGGGTTCGAGACAGCACGGACGAAGCGCTTCGGCGGTCGGTATGCCTCGACCCAAAAGAAGCCGGTCGTCGTGCCGCCCGCGGGCGAGGACGCTGCCGCGCCGGTTCCTGCGTCCACGATGGGCGTCACGTTTTGCGTGAAGCCCGCGTCGTCGGCCATCTGGAGGAAGACCTGCCAGGTGCCCGCGCCCGCGACGACGGTGACCTGCACCAGCGCGGCCACGCCGTCGAAGTTGCGCATGTCCACGCCGCTGCCGTTGACAAGCACACCGAACGGCTCTGCTGCGAGCGGGATCTCTGCCGACTCCAGCAAGACGCCGGAGATCGGGGAGTGATTCATCATCACCATGAGCTAGGTGGCCCTTCCGCCCGCCCTTGTCGGTGCTGGAGTGGGCGGCATGTTGCCGGTGTGCCTGAACTGGAAGGCGTACACCGGCGCGGTCGCCGTCATAATCGCGACGTAGCGCTTCGATGGACGCCACACCTCGACCCACCCTGGAGGCGTGAAGCCAGCCCCAAGCTGGATCGCGGTGCCACGGTCGAGTTCCACGATGGGGTTGGTGACGTTCTGCGTCATGCCCGCGTCGTCCGCCATCGCCGCCACCGCCGCGGTCGTGCCGCTGGCGCACAGGAAAGCGATACCGTCCCAACCGCGCATGTCGATGCCAGCGCCAGGAGTGGCGACCTGCATTCGGAAACCGTCGCTGAAAAACAGGTGGTAGCCGTCAGGCACTTTGAGTGTCTCCCTACTCCGTTTCCCACTGGCCCGGAGGCCCCTCGTCATGGCAAGCAGGAGTGAAAACGGGCCGCTGACGAGCGCGGCCCATAGCGATAACCGGTGATCGACTAGGTGACGTTGCCGAGACGGAAGGCGTCGAGGTTCCAGGGTGCGCCGCCGACGCGCTCCCACAGGATGATGCCCGTCTGATCCGTGTCGGCAAATCGCTCGCGGAGGATGGTGATCGTAATCATGGCCCGCTCCGCGATGATGTAGCTGGAGAAGTCGCCGTACACCAGGCCAACGTCGCCCGTCGCGGCGGGGTGCGCCACGAAGTCAGACTTGTTGACCGACTTGCCCAGGAGCGCGGGCTGCGGCGCGTCGAAGCCAGGTGCCCAAATGAAGGCGTTCATCGAGTTGACGAGTTGGCGGATGTCGTTCTCGGTGAGACGGTGGAGGAGCCACTGAGCACCGCTCTGGTACTGCGACGGGAGCGCGTACTGCAGGTTCATAATCTTCGGCGCGGACCCCATCGCGGCGTTGGTGTTCGAGATGGTGTGCGCCGTCGTACCGGTCACGTCGAGGATGTTGCCTGCGGGGAACGGTGCGTTGACGATGCCCTGCGGCTGCATCGGGCCACCATCGCCACGGATGAAGCCCTGGTCTTCCACCAGCGCCATGTTGCGTGCGCCATCGGTGGACAGGAACGTCAGCGGGTTGGTGATGGCGTCCGCGAGGAAGTCGTTGCTGAGCCGAGTCGCGACACGGATCTTGCGCACCGGGATGTCGAAGAATCCGAAGCTCGGGTCCACGTCCTGAAACGCGGGAGTCTCACCAGCCCAGGAGCCGACGAACCCTGACGTGAAGATCGACCCACCGTCAGCACCAGCGGTGCCCGCCATGCCCGATGCCGTGCCCGGCGCGGGCTGGATGCGCGGGAAGCGGAGCACGTCACGCGAGGTCTGGCGAACCATCGCCATCGAGCGCATGACCGCGTTCATGGGCAGACGCGCCAGCACCTCGGCCTGCATGTCGGGCGGCACCAGATAGCCACCTGACTGGTCGATGCCTTCGGACAGAGCTTTCTGCTCGTGCGCCTCAAGCAGGGTGAACGCCATCGCCTCGTTCTTGGTGCGGATGGCCGTGGCGAACCACTTGTTGAAGACCTCTTTGTACTCTGGCTGGAGCGCGGTGCGGACCTGCGCGAAGTACTTCTGCTCGTCCTCGCCCTGGGGATCACCGAACAGCACGCGCTCGGGATACATCGGGTGCGGACCCATCGAAGTCGGCGCGTAGACGATGCCGCTCTTGACTTCCCACCCTGCCGAGAGGAGGGTCTGGCGACCGTCGCTGTCGGCGTTGATCGGGCCACGCGGGGTCTTGTACTGCGGGCCTTCGAGGTAGGTGTGCAGGTCGCGGACCTGGGTCGCCTTCTTCTCAAGCTCATGTTCGAGATCGAGCTTGGGCTTGAGTTCCTCGGCCTTGGAAAGTAGCGCTTCCAGCTTCATCTTGAGTTCGGCTGGCATGTCCGAGAGGTTGTCGCGCCAGCGCGGGTCGTCAATGATGAGTTGTGTCTGCCGATGGACTTCGCCCAACTCGGCGGCGAGTACCTTGACGCTCATGTGTTCCTCACCCTCCTCGGTGGGCTACTCGGTCGGGACGCTGTACTTCGCCAGCGTCAACTCCATGTCCTTGAGCGCGGCGACGTAGCCATTCGGCCCCGTCTTGCCGTTGCGCCGCGTCTTGCGACGAGTCTTCTCGTCGTCCTCACCGACGCCCTCGGCATGGGCGTGTCGGTTCAGGTGGGCGATGGCCTTCTCCTCCTGGGAATCGGGATCGCCCTTCATCTGCGGTGCACGCGACAGGGCGTTACGGAGATGCGGCATGTCCAGCGAGCCGTCCGACTTGTGGTGCGGGAGCTTGCGGACCTTCTGCCCGGCGTCGTTGGTGTAGACCATCGCGAACGCACTGTCGGGCAGGTCGTTCACGTAGCCGGAGTCCCACTCGGCCTTCTGCTCGAACATCTTCATGTCGTGCTCGGCGTGCACCGCGTCGTGGTGGCCCACGAACTCGGTCATCGCTCGGGCGAGGTAGTCCAGCGCGGCGATGGCGTTCGCCTTGGCCTCGGACCGCTTGCGCAGCGGGTCGTCGCGGTCGTCGCCGTTGACATCGGAGACTTTCTTGTCGTCCTCGTCATCGTCGTCGTCCTTCAACCACGGCGGCAGGCCCTTCTTCTTGCTGCTCGGGGGCCGCTTGGTGCCAGGGATCGGGTTGCCGTCCTTGTCCCAATGGTCGTGGTCGGTGTCGCCCTCGGGCGTCGAGTCGTCGTCGCCGTCGTCGTCCGGATCCCACTTCTTGCGGGCCTTCTCGCCCACGCCCAGGAGATCCATCGCCATCAGCAAGTGCTGGATGCCACCGTGCAGGCTGTCCAGGCCAAGCTCGCCCTGGGTGGTCTTGCCGTCCCAGGCGATTGCCGCGGCGAACTTCGCCCGCTCCAGCGCTCGCTTGGCGGTACCGCCCCGCGTCTTGCCATCTGGAGCCATCGCGTCGTTGAGCGTGTCCTCGTTGGACTCGGCCCAAATCAGCAGTTCGTCAATGGCGCTCTTGATGTTCTTGAGCTTGGCCCGCATGGTGCCCTTGAGCCGCACGCCGACCTTCTGCCCGTCGAAGCCGAGCTTCGTGCCGGTCGTCAGCGCACGCACCACTTCGGAGGAATCCAAACTCAAATCCGCAAGAGTGGCGCTGATCTCGGAAAGCGCAGCCGTTGCGATTTTGGGTCCGTCACCCGTCACGCCCTCGGCCACGGCGTGCTGCCGGAGGTGGCCGTAGGCGAACTCGCGGAAGGGTGACTCGCGAGCGCGGTCGAGTTCGCGTTTGACGGCTTCGGCGTTGACGCTACCGTCCTCGTTGTGGTGAGGGAAGTGGCGCATGGTGTGGGGCACCGTCTTGCCCTCGACCTGCTCGCCGCCCTCCTCGATGTAGGCGAACGCCTCGTCGGGAAGCCCTTGAATGAAGGCCGTGCTCCAGACTGGCTGCTCGCCGGGCGTGAAGTGCTCGTGCTCCGGCATACCGGCTCCTTTCGTTCGGGTCTTCACCGCGGTGACGAGCGCCGGCGGCGAGGCGATCACCTGTTTGGCGGCATACGAGTACTCCATCAGGTCGGCGTCGGTGAGCAGCCGAAACGTCTTGCCGTCCTTGGTCTGCCACTTGGAGTCCCGCGTCTGGAAGCCGATGGACATGCCGAGCGGCTGGCCCGCGGCTTGCAACTCGCGTGCGGTCTGGAGGAGATCGTCGCCCGCCTGGGTCTTGAAGATGCGCGTCTTGGTCCACAGGCCCTTGGTGTCGGTGCGCATCTCGACCGGGATGCCGACAGGCAGCATCGAGGAGTTGTGACCAACAAAAACGGCGATGTCGGAAGGAGACTTCTCGGCTAACGTCTTGGTGAACGCCTTCTGGTCGATCACGTCGCCGTTGAGATCGAGGTTTCCGAACGTCGCCGCGTAACCCTCAATCGTGCGCTGTTGAGGGTCCACTTCCTTGACCTCCATCGAGGTCAGAAGCTTCGTCTCTGCGTCAGGCATCGTGACCGATGGGCAAGCGCCACCCCATAGCCACCTGGCGCTCGTAGGCGCTCTCAGCCTGCTAGGGGTTCGTAGACCCTCGGAGCTTCGCGATGCGAATTAGGAGCGAGTGTGCGCGTGACTCCGCACGTGTGTCAAGGCTGGCCGCTCGTGTAGTAGCCTGTATTCCCGCATCGCGGACACGTGACTTGGGCGGTGCCGTTCAGCCGAAATAGCATCTTTTTGCACGGCTGCTGCGTTTTCGGGTTGATCTGTGTGCAGCGAATGGACTTCAGCGGCGGATGACTGTAGGTCGTCTCCACATTCCGCCGCAGCGTCGTCTCCGTGCTCATCCCGGGGCCTGCCTAGAGCCTACTACCGAAACACCGGCAGGAATACACGGACGCAGTTAGGGTGGGCGATGGGCACGTCGATAGCGTCCTCCAGATCAAACTCCAACCCGTTCACGCCGTCGGGGTAGTCGGGGTCGTCGTGCTCGACCCATCCACAGCCGTCACCATCACGAGCTTCGACGCGGGTGACATCGCTCTCATCATATTGATCGAGCGTAGCCCGTGAGGAGGCGAATGCCAGTTCGGTACGCACGATGGCCTCGGAACGGTTGCGGTACGTCTGCGCCACCACGTCGTCCAGGCCGGGAAAATCCTGCTCGGGCACGCCGCGAGCGATCTGGTACTGGTTGTAGCCGCGCTCGCCGCC